CCAAACAGATAGTGCAACAGGTCACGGAGATCGGATGTGCTTTAGCTCAACGTGCGCTATGGCCATTAAGTATCTCCGTCCTGATGCGCTGAAAGGTAGTAATGCAGATGATGATTACTTGAGAACAGTTCTCAAATATGGTGATACAACCCAATCCACCAGTCAAATCAAAGCCTGTCAGCAGTACGGTGTGTTCGCTTCCTTCTACCAGAAGGGAACCAGACAGACGCTACTCAACGAACTAAAAGCAGGCTATCCAGTAGCAGTTGGCATCCTCCACAAAGGTCATGTCTCCAAACCCGTTGGTGGTGGCCACTGGATGCTCCTCATTGGTGATGATGGAGAACACGGTATCTTCCACGATCCATACGGTGAGATGGATAACGTCAATGGTGGCTACGTCAAAGTTGGCTCCGGTGGCAAAGAAGTCAAATACACCTGGCGTAACTGGCTGAAGCGTTGGGAAGTTGAAGGTCCAGGGACTGGTTGGTTTATGACCTTTAGACCCGTACAACAGACGCGACCAGTCACCAGCTACGACAACACTTGGGCTGGTGTCAAAGCTGCTGCAACTGCTGCAGGCTCCAAGCATCCATCCGTAGTGGCTGCTCAGTGGGCCTTGGAGAGCGGCTACGGCAAACACACCTCTGTTAAGAACAATTACTTCGGCATCAAGGGTACTGAAGGCCAAGGCACCCTGAAACGTACCGCTGAATTTGTCGGTGGTATGGAGATTAAAACAGACGCTTGGTTCAAGGACTATCCATCACTCTTTGAATGCGTCCAAGATCTCGTCAACAAGTGGTACAGAGATTACAAGAACTACAAAGGTGTCAACCGTGCATCCTCTCCAGAAGAGTGTGCTCGTCTTCTTGTAACGGAAAAATACGCCACTGATCCCGCATATGCGGACAAACTAATACGTATCTTGCGGGAACATGATTGAAGCCGCCGTATCTGGCACTATTGCCGTCTTCACAGCAGTTGTAGCACTGCATTCACGTATGCATAACCGTATCTCAGATGTAGACAAACGCATTGATCAGGTCGAACTACGTATTGCTGAGAAATACGTGCAACGTGAAGAACTTTCCTCAGCACTTCAAAAGATGGAGGATCACATGATCCGCATCGAGAATAAGCTGGATCAAATTGTTTTGAGAAATGGCTAAGCAAACTAAAGCCACTGAAGATACTTTTAACGAACTGCATAACCTTGTCACTCAAGAGCTTCTTAAGCGCATCAAATCTGGTGAAGCAACTACTGCTGATCTTAAGGCTGCTTGTGACTGGCTTTCTAAGAATGACATCAGCGGTATAGCTGTTGAAGGTTCACCACTTGATCAACTGGTCAACATCCTTCCAAAGGTTGATCCCGAACTAGTAAGGAGTCGATTAAATGGCACGAGACTGGAAAAAAGAGTATAAGGACCGTGCTGAATATCTAAAGTCATACCGGCGTGCTCATCGCAAAGAAGATGCTGCACGAGCACGAGCAAGGCGTTCCATGGGTGATATCCCTAGTGGTCATGAAGTAGACCACAAGGATAACAACCCAATGAATAACTCCCGAGACAATCTACGGATTGTTCCACGTAAAACTAACCGTGCAAAGGGAGCACGTAAGACGAACGCTAAACGGTAATGACTCCGCTACTTCCCTCGCCTGACCACTATCTCCAAAACCTAATAACCATGACAAGCCCTGAAGCAAAACGGCTCTGGCGTAAAGCCATCAAAGAGCACTTCAATTGTCAATGTGTTTACTGCGGAGAAACTTATGACGCTAATGAACTCACTCTTGATCATGTTCGACCTAAAGCATTTGGAGGTTCCGACCTTACATCCAATCTTGTGCCCAGTTGTAGATCGTGTAATCAAGCAAAGGGAAGTCAAAACTGGCTCCAATGGATGAGAGCCACCTTCGGTGAAAACCCCAATAAAGAACAGCTTATTCTCTCTTGGATTAATTAATTATGGCAAAACCTACCTCTTCTTCTAATCGTAGTAAGCGTAAGACAACCAAGCCGGTTACCACGGATAAGGGCCGGAATAACCGGGCAAAGGTTTCTACTGCTAAGCCCACTAGTGACGATACTCGCGTCAAAGGATCTGGTGCTCGTGTAACCAACGCTAGCCAACGTGTGTCTTCTGGATCTGCGAAGGTCTCTGGGACTTCTAAGCCTGCTCTGCCTGCACGCAGCTCTGCCTCTGATTTGCAACGTCTTCAAACCGCTTCTCGTACAAAACCAACCCGTCCAGCCCCTCGTACCGCTCCTAAGCCTCAGGCGAAACCAGCACTTCCTCCTGGTCAAAAAGGCGGCGCCGTTGTTTCCACCGGTACTCGCCGCACTCGTGCTGAAGCTAAGGCAGCTAACGCAGCCCAGGGCTCAACAGGACCTAACCGTATCGGTCGCAGTGATGCCCGCCCTGCTCTTCCTCAAGGGCGTAGTGGTGGTGCTTTAGCTCGTACCAGCGGTAATGGAGCCCTAGCACGTACTGCCAGTTCCGCAACTAGTGGTGCAGGTCGTCTCTTAGGTGGTGCAGGTCGTCTCCTCGGACCTGCTGGTATTGCAGCAGCAATGGCCAGTGAGGTTAAAGCCATGTCCGACCGCAACAAAACCTTTAGCTGGAATCGCGACAAAGTCAAACCAGACGCTAACGGTCGCGGCAGCCGTGGTGTCAACACTTCTAATGGTCGCAGTGTCCCTACCGGGAGCCAGCAGTACAACGATTACCGCAACCAACAGATTGCTGCAGAACGCCAGCGTCTAAAAGGTGTTGGTAATCCCCCCGCCGCTAAGCCCAAACCGCCTGCTCCTACCCAATCTGGGGGTGGTTCTACCCCATCACGGGGTGGTGGTGGCACTTCTCAAGACTCCCAAGGCCGTTCTAGCGCCACTCAACGCTCTCAAACAGCCTCTACAGCACCTCAGAGTGGCCCTATGCGCGTCTCTGCAGCCACTGCCAACCGTGAATCTGGTAACTACGGCACCAGTCGCACCAATAACCCACTTATCGACGCTGATATGAAGGCCCGTATGCGTCAACGGGAAGACCGTGAGGGTGTTGGTCCCGTCAAAGACGGTGCTCGCTACTCCGCTGACGTGAAAAACAACACTAAAGGTGTTGGTCCCGTCAAAAATGCTGACACATACTCCTCTGCATTGAAGCAAAAGTCTGGTTCTGAGAAACTTAAAGATGCAATCTCCAAACAACGTGATGAACAACAACGACGTAAGCGTAATGCCGGTTGAGGTAGCGCCTCCTGTTGTTGAACTGCCATTTAATCCTGAGCTTGTGATGGCACACGCTCTTTATGATCTGATTGATGAAGATCTGAGCTACCCGTACTGGGATTAATACACGCACGGAGAGGCCTCTGGAAGCCCCTAGAAGGCCTCTCTTTTTCTATTTAGGTACAATCTACCGTGAACGATATCCTTGAGGCTTTACGGGGCGATTTCAAGCTGTTCCTGCAAGCCCTGTGGCAGCAACTCGATCTTCCCTCTCCAACCCGTGCACAATACGCCATCGCAGATTATCTGCAATTAGGACCAAAGCGTCTACAGATCCAAGCCTTTCGTGGTGTCGGTAAGAGCTGGATCACAGGTGCCTTCGTCCTTTGGACACTCTTCAACAACCCAGAAAAGAAGATCATGATTATCTCCGCCTCTAAAGAGCGTGCCGATAACATGTCGATCTTCCTTCAAAAGCTGATCATCGAAACACCATGGCTCAGCCATCTAAGACCGAAGTCAGATGACGCCCGGTGGTCACGAATCAGCTTTGATGTCAACTGCTCTCCTCACCAAGCACCATCCGTTAAGTCCGTTGGTATTACGGGTCAGCTAACAGGTAGCCGTGCAGACCTGATGATTCTGGATGACATCGAAGTTCCTGGTAACTCGATGACTGAGATGATGCGGGAGAAGCTCCTGCAGCTGTGTACAGAAGCGGAATCCATCCTTACACCGAAGAAGGATAGCCGCATTATGTACCTAGGGACACCCCAAACCACCTTCACCATCTACCGCAAGCTGGCTGAACGGAACTACCGACCCTTTGTGTGGCCAGCACGTTACCCCCGTAAAGACAAGCTCAGTCAATACGAGAACCTGCTGGCACCACAGATCGTAGAAGACATCGAGATGGGTGCTGAGGAGTGGTCTCCCACTGATCCAGACCGTTTCCAATCGGATGACCTGCTGGAACGGGAAGCAGCCATGGGTCGCAGCAACTTCATGTTGCAGTTTATGCTGGATACCACCTTGAGTGATGCTGAGAAGTTCCCACTTAAATTCAGTGATCTCATTGTCACTTCAGTCAACCCAACCCAAGCACCTGATGCTGTTGTTTGGTGCAGTGATCCTCGTAATATCCTCAAAGATTTGCCTACGGTTGGCCTCCCAGGTGATTACTTCTACTCCCCGATGCAGCTCCAAGGGGACTGGGGTGACTACACCGAAACGATCTGCTCGGTAGACCCTTCAGGTCGTGGTAGTGACGAAACAGCAGCAACCTATATCAGTCAACGAAATGGCTTTCTCTACGTTCACGAAGTACGAGCGTATCGCGACGGTTATAGCGACAATACACTTCTTGACATCCTTCGTGGGTGTAAGCGGTACAATGTTACTAAACTCCTCATCGAAACCAACTTCGGTGACGGTATCGTCGCAGAACTGTTCAAAAAACATCTCCAACAAACAAAGCAAGCCATAGACGTAGAAGAAGTACGAGCAAATGTCCGTAAAGAAGACAGGATTATCGATGCCCTAGAACCTGTCATGAACCAACATAGACTCATCCTGGATCGAGGGGTGGTTGAGTGGGACTACAACTCCAATAAAGACGCAGCACCAGAAGAACGACTTCTGTACATGCTCTTCTACCAGATGTCTCGCATGTGCCGGGAGAAGGGTGCCGTCAAACACGATGACCGTCTGGACTCCCTTGCTCAAGGGGTGAAGTACTTCACTGATGCCATGTCCATCAGCGCCTACGAGGCCGTTAAAGCCCGTAGACAAGAAGACTGGCAGGATCTCCTGGAAACCTTTCTAGATGACCCTCAGAGCGCCACAGATCACCTTGTCATGGGGTTTGATCTTGGACAACGGAGAGCCGCTCGTGGGGGCGGTAGACGGGGGTCCATTCCCACCTGGGTCTAAAAATAAGACACCAGTCGTAGCAGTCGATCTGGCTGAGGGCGGATTAAAAGGGGGAAAGGGGGGGAGTAGTGTCTCACGTAGACGTGATCCCCAACTCCCCTCCCTTTGATGTCCCTGGGGATGGACATCCATTTTCCTAATGACACAAAAACAACTAAAGACACAATTAGTTGATGTCCTCAGCGAACGAAGTGAGCGGGTGAATGGACATCTCTCATTAACTACTGAAACTGAAACTAAAGGGAGATTGAATCCATATCATCTGAATGGTCTCTTAATGACCATCTGAATGATATTGATTCTACTACCTATACAATGAACAACAACTATTAATGCATACTGCTACTCAACGTTCCACTACATCTCATTCCGTCTCACTCATCCACATCACACCAGAAGCAGAGAACCTCATCAGTTACATGGCTAGGGTGTCCAACCCTTCCAATCAATCAAACACTGAGACCAGTGCTAAGCTAATTAAATACCTCATTGATCATCAACATTGGTCTCCCTTTGAGATGGTCAATATGTGTGTAGAAATCAATACGACTAGGTCCATAGCAGCTCAGATCCTTAGGCATCGAAGCTTCAGTTTCCAAGAGTTTAGTCAACGGTATGCTGAGGTAACAGAAGTAGCAGCCCCTCCACAGTTCCGTAAACAGGATAGTAAGAACCGACAGAATAGCACTGATGATCTAAGCCTAGGGTTGAGATATCAGTACACTGAAGAGACAATCAAGCTGTACAACCAGTGTTATGACTTGTATCTGAGAATGCTGAAAGATGGGGTAGCAAAAGAGTGTGCCAGAGAAGTGTTGCCAATGGCTACCCCTACTCGACTGTATATGAATGGGTCTATTCGGTCTTGGTTGCATTATTGTGATCTGAGGACTGGTCATGGAACACAACGAGAACATGCAATCATTGCTGGTCAGGTTCAGGATCTTCTTCATCAGTATGTTCCTAATGTATGTGAGGCGATGTGGGGTAGAGAATAATCATCCTTAACCGTAGTAGTCATTACCACTAATTATTCCAAATGACCGAACCACTACCTGAAACCACTTGGAGCGGCATGAAGATTGAACAGCCAGAAGTAATTTGCTGGTGCGATTTATTCGGGCAAGGGCAACTGGTCGTCAGCTTTTTGGATACTGAAGCCAAAACTCGTCCCATCCCAAATCGTTGGATCAGGTTTTGGACGCGAGTATTCTTTAACAGTAAATGGACTTTTGAAGACCAGGCGCAAAGCCGGTAGCCACCTTCACTAGAGCTTCATTACAGCTATCTAGAAGCCTCTAGAAGGCGTGTGTAAGTGTTATTGAGTGTCTTCGTATGTTCAATGCATTTCATACGTCTTCCTGGGGCTTGTAGAGGGGTCTTAGATATTCAACAAAAATTTCTTAAGCCTTATATATCGGTGTACCTGGACGCAGACCCCCGTATCCCCCTTCTTCCTGGGGTTATTTAGGTGCGGTTAGTTCTACAAACTAGCTGTAAATGGGGTCAAAAGTGGTATGTATGCACTACTTCTGGTGGTATCTAGTGGTTTTGCGTGGGTCAGACGCTACATATGGTGTGATTAGGTCTAAAGTTATCTGTAGTGTGAAGACTTGTTACAGTATCCTCCACAAGTGCAGGGTCTATCGCTTATGGTTGGCTCAAGCGGCACAGATCGATTTCTGCTCGCTGCTTCCCTCCACTTGTGCAAGCACCACACATGTTCACTACCTACGAAGACTCTGTCCTCTCTGCAGCAGATGAGGACGGCAACCTCACCGACACTGACGCTAGCCGTCTCCTGAAGGAACATGGCTTCTCCTGGTGGCACGTACTGGCAGACGCCCACGGCATCAACCTAGAAGCCCTGGCCAGTAACAATGCTGAGGCTTTGCTGGCCTGGCTCGGTTACTGATTAATCACACGGACGCACACTAACACCATGGAAAAAACCATTCTCCTACTTCTTGTCATCATCGCTCAGGCAATTTATGACGTGCTCGACGGCACCGTTCAGCTAATTGATTCACTGATCACCATCACAGAAGAACTATCCTTTCAACCCATTACCTGCCAGATGCTCCGTTCATACGGTGCAAAAGGTAAGACCAAAGCTCAGCTCATTGCATCTCTCGCGTAATCATGCGGACTAATCACAAGCGTCGTATTCCTGCTGGCTATCTTTATCTCTGGCTAGAAACCGGCGCTTTCTTTCTATTCAGTGCTGCCCTTTGCACACTGACCGTTCTTGGTGGCTTAGGTGTAGATCCTTTTGCCAAGCATCCTCCACAAGTGCAACAAGTAAGCCGTTGATCTTATTCCTTCCACTTCCACCATTAGTCGCTCTTCTCATCGCCCTACATCTTAAGCAACGATGAATCACCCCTATTTGTTTCCAGATCAGGCACCGTGGACTGAAGAACACAGAGACAAGATCGAGACAATCAATCAAGGCCGTGGCTATCCGAATGCTTTTGATGATGAGGAAGAGTTCCTCGATGCACTATATGGCGTAGTTTGATTTACCTAACTCTCTCCACTTCTGCAAAGACTAATCATGGCTCACTGGTACCACCTGACCAAAAAGTCCAGTAACGCTAAGACTGGCCCGATTGCAGTTAGCACAACATCACGTGATAGCTGCTCACCATCCTGCCCTTTGTTTGGTAATGGTTGCTATGCTGAAACCGGGCCTCTCAAGTTACACTGGGACGCTGTATCTGATGGCCCATACAGAGACAAGCCACGCGGTAATGACATCGAAACCTTTATTCGTGAGCTTAAGTCTCTCCCTGAGGGAACATGTTTCAGACATAATCAAGCGGGGGATTTGCCTCACAGTAACGGGTTAATCAATGCCCATGCACTTGAGTTAATCACTGACGCTTGTGCTGATCGCAAGCTAATCGCTTGGACTTATACTCACCATAAGATGGACAACATGAACAACGTTGTTATGGTGAAACGTTCCAACAACAACGGCCTTACCGTTAACGCTTCAGCCCATAGCCAAACCCACGCCGCAGAACTGCACAAACAAGGTATACCTAGTGTCTGCATAGTTCCCAAGAATGAATCACGCAAGACGTGGGAACATGACGGCGTTAAGTTCTTAGTCTGCCCTGCCCAGTGGAGTGACAAGAACTGCGCGGAGTGTAAGCTATGCTCAATCGCTAATCGTACGTGTGTCGTTGCATTCAAAGCACACGGTACACAAGCTAAGAAAGTTGAGGCCACCATCGCATGATGCTAGAATCTGATGCATAACTGAAGACAGCAGCTCACCGGCTAGCGCGGTAGCAGCCAAGGCACACGGCCCTGGGGGGAAACCCTCGGGGCTTTTTGCTGCACCCAAATCCTGGTAGTACGGCCGTACCATGAGGGGGACAACGTTACGACATTTCATGGACGCAGCCTATTGCCATGGCTTACAACGAGTACAGACGCACTACCACCCAACGGCTCACTGTTGTGTTGTCGGGGGTGGTTTTTCAACGTGTGGAGGAGCAGTCTCAAAAGGAGGGACGCAGCATGAGCAACCTTG